CACCCCCCCCCACCCCCCGCGGGCTGAAGATCGGAAATCCAGATCTCTGTATGAAGTCTGTGATTTGCTAGAAAGACCGTTGGATTAACGCCTAACCCACTCAACAACGAGCGCGGCAACGGTTGAGACAATAAAAGAAACAGCGCTCACAAAACCAAGAGATTTACCCCTAAACGACAGAAGGAGTTTGATATCAGATTTGATATCAACCACGTCGGCTCTTACCTGCTTAAGCTCCGTCTTGATCTCGCCAACTTCCCTGTCGAGAGACATTAAAACCTCAAGTTCTTAGGATCAGATCTCATACCACACGATTTCATGCTCAATATTGGTCGGGTTTACAGACGGTGTCGCCGTAAGTAGAAAAGTACTACCGGGATCAACGACTGCCATCAAGATCGACGAATTTGATGTCAGGGCGGCTGAGATGAAGGACGAAACAAACGTCCCGTTAGACGAAGTTGTTGGATCTTTCCCGACCGTGGCAATGCTAAGATTCGGATTAGCGGGCCTGAGGTTGAGCGGTGTTTTTGCGGTGCCAGCGCCGGTAACAGTTGGATTGAAATAATATCTAAAAATAACCGAGCTTGACGCCGTTAAAGAAGACCCAGCCCTATACGTGATAAAAAGAGCTTTCCCGGAAGTCGCGGGATTTGAAATCAGCGCAATGGGAGTTTCGCTAGTCGCCGCCACCGTCTCGCTACTTTGAGAGTAGATAAACTGGTTACCCAGATAGACCTGTTTATTGTAATAATCTAGAATCGCGTGATCTGGAACTTGTCTATTCGTTGCCGGACTTGGAGTAGGGAGCGCCATAAATAACCTCTATTGATAATGCTCTTCAATCGATATTAGACCGGTACCACCCGCAGCGCCTGCGGCGCCACCTGTACCAGCCCCGCCGTTTGTTCCGCCCACGCCGACTATGTAGGGATAAGATGCTGCTGGACTTGTAATGATCACTTGAAACGGTCCACCCGCGCCGCCACCCTGACCGGCTGATCCGGTCGTAGTAGAACCACCGCCGCCGCCGCCCGCACCGGTATTTGCTTTGCCCGCAGTAGCCGCCGTTGAGCCGCCACCGCCACCGCCTTGCCCGTTACCGCCGAAAATATTGACGCCACCACAACCAGCCACTTCATAGTCAAGCGCAGCCGTATAGGTTCCGTTGGCGCCGTCTCCGCCGATTAACGGCCCGAGCACAAGTGGTCCTGCCGCAATGGTAGTGGTTCCACCGCCCCCACCAGATCCAGTATTTTCCCAAATACCGCCAACGCCGCCTACTGCTGTAATGATATTAGGACCGAAAAAAGTTGTGCCACCAGTCCCGGCACCTGTGCCAGCAGCCGTACCACCGCCTGCGCCACCGCCCCCACCGCCCGTGCCATTAATTTTTAAATATAAAAGACTTGCGGGAGGAGTATAGGTTGCCGTAGGAACATTGGCCGAAAAAGCAATCGTAGCCGGTCCAGAAGCACTCACTACCTTGGTCAGCGTCCCGCTTGCTAGAGGAGCAGAAGCATTGGACATGAACAGCACTTGGCCCGTTTGCGCGTTCAGTGCGCCTTGCACCACATAGGTGTTGCCATTGTTCGTATAGGTATCCCCAACCGCTAGGGTCGAGCTTGTACTGATTGTGAAAAGATATCCTGTAGTAGATCCTGTCGAAGTGATCTTTGTTACGGTGGGAGCAGTAAAAGATACCGATGGCGCTGCCCATACTGGAGCTAGCGTCGTCCCTTGAGATTTTAAAAATTGTCCCGCACTTCCATTTGCTAAACGAGTGGCCGCGCCACTTGTGCCCCCATAAATAAGATCCCCGCCCGTGGTCATTGGGCTTAGCGCATTGAATGCCGCATTTGCGCTTGTTTGGCCTGTGCCCCCGTTAGCAATTGCAATTGTAGTCCCATTCCAAACCCCCGTTGCAATGGTCCCAACAGACGTGAGTGATGAGGTTACAACTGTAGAGTTAAGGACGGTGCCGCTTAGAGTTCCTGCAGGAGCTACAACCACATTGCTACTTGCGGCTGTGATCAGACCCTTTCCATTCACGGTGAAGGAAGGAATGGAAGTGGTCGATCCAAAGGAGCCCGTATTAGAGTTCACAGTTGCAAGAGTAGCCGCAACAGATCCTGCACCACTCGCTGTTACATCACCTGTCAAAGCGGTGATGTAATTTCCAGACGCCTGTTTATTATTAAACGTGGTCCAGTCGGTACTAGACAACCATCCGTTTTGTAAACCACTGGACTGAGCGGCGGACAAAGTATTTCCGGAAACAGTGAGCCCACCCGATGTGGCCGTGGCACCAAGAGTAGTTGAAATATAGGGAAGAGTGGGAAAGTTAGCGGCTACGGCAGCTGCTACAGAAGTTCCATTGCCGTACAGAATCCCGGTGACCGTTGTGCTGATCGTGATGACAGGGGTTGTGCTGGCTGTCGCTACCGTTCCTGCAAAACCATTGGCGCTTGCAACGCTAACGCCGGTCACTGTCCCATTGCTACCCGTTTCCGGCCAAAAGAATGTCCCGTAATCGATGACCATTAGTTGAGATCTTTCTGCTCACCATAAACGGTCAGGCTTCCGGTCCCAGATGAATTTACATACTGAAGAACAATATATTTAAACGGGAGCTGGTTCAGATCGACAGCCATCCCACCGGCAGATCCAGCCGGTTGAGCTAAAACAGGAGAGAAGGTAAGCGAATTAAAATTAATCCCGCTGTTTGAAACGAGGATTGAAAAAGTTCCCGTAGGAGTGCCAGACCAAGCAACCTCGAGGCCGACATTGTCCATGCGCGAAACATCTACGATGTTTGAATAGATCGTATTGGTAGATGCCATAGTTCCAGCAACAGTGCCGGAGGGTTTAGACCCACCTGGGTATGGGTTTGGAAGAAATCCAGTAATAGGATTTGTGGACTGGAAGTTAAAATTGATAATGCCTTGATTCTTGCCGCTCATAGTCGCTCCTAAAAAAGGATTCGGGGTGCTAATCCCCTGCTATCCTACTATCCTTGTCGGGTTGCCCAGTATCTTAAGACTTTCTGTCAATCGCTCGAGCCTGTAACGGCGTCGCATATAGAGAATCTACTTTATTGATCTGTTTTAATTCCACACCCGATGCCTTTTTCTGAGATGTGGCTTGTTGTCTTTGCGCCTGTTGGATTCCGGCAGACTGAATGATCGCCTGAGACGCCTGCGGTGTCATAGTAGAGTCTAATGGTCTTCCCAAGAACAAACTCATTGCTTGCCGTTGATGATAATCCAACTTTCGGCCATCCGCGTGCATATCGGCGAGACCTTCTAACATTTTAGATTTCATGTCTTGATGTAGATCGGGATAAACCGTGCTCAGCGCTTCCATATGCTGACCGTTCAGAGAACCATCTTTAATGTGATCAATAACAGATGCCGGATCAGAAATCACTTTATGATAAATCATGAATCTATGTTTATCCATTTCAGACGGTTCTGAATGATCATCAAGTAAATCGTTACCTTTGGGCGGAAGTTTACTTTGAAGAAATCCAAGCGCATTGCCAGCAGTCGACGTTATGTGAGGCGCAATATTTGGAGCAAAGTGATTCAATCCGTTGTTTTTCGCGTTCTGTACGAGAACTTGAGGAGACGTGGCTCCAATGTTTTCTAATTCTTCGGATATCTTATTATAATCGCCTTCCATTATTTAAACTTCCTGGCATTCGCGGACGCCCCACCAAAAAGACCTTTAATAGCAGCATCTATTTTGTCTGAGGTTATCCCAACGTGTTTCATTAGCTGTTGAGTAGCTGAATTGTTCGCAGCCTTCCCAGCTAATGCATGATTAAGATCTGCCCGTTCGGAAATTGCAGCAGCTTTCTTTAGCAGAGTTTGTGGAATGCTGGCTAGAAGCCCTTCCCAGGTCATGTCATGAACTTTTGCATTTTGAACCATTCTAAATAACGTTTTAGCGGTCCCAGATGGATTAACCGGGGGCGCATCCGGAAGTATCCGCATGATGTTGGTCATGTCCTGTAATCTTTGAAGTTGTTCAGGATTATCAGAGAATGCGACATTAAGTGCGTCTTGGTTTCTCTTTAAGAAAGATCCAAACTTATTTGACGAAAACGCACCCTTGTCTGTGGCCGCGGCTTTGGCTTCAGCAATCCAATTAGCCAAAATAGTATTAAATTGTTCCCTGGGTAGGATCTGTTTAGCTGCACTGACATTAGCTGTATTGCTGAAAATTTTGTCGCCTATTTGTTCTGGTTTAACTTTGGAAATCGCACCAAACTCAGGTTTGCCAACCGAAGCGCCAAAAGTTTTTTCAATCACGTTTCTTTGTTGTTCGTTGATTGCATATCTTCGAAAGGTATCTCTTACGTTTACATCGGGATTGTTCTGAACGGAGTCTTGCATATAGTCCATCATTGCAGCTTTAAGCGCCCGTATCTCTGATGGTGCCTGACCTTGTGCTAGTACGTCTATATGCTGGTCGAGACCTTTTCTAATATTCCATATGGATTTAAAATCATTCGGATCATCTAGGAGCGACTGAGTAGCTTCTTTGACCGCGTTATAAGTCGCCTTATCAATACCCCATGCAGTTTTATAGGGCTTAATCCCAATGTCACCGCCAGTAATATCGAACATTTCCGACACTCCCGGAACAGCGTCTGACATTCGTCCGATCAAATCGGTTACAGGGTCCCCAATAATGGGGGCGCGCTTTAGCTCCTCAAATATGGGTTTCAATTGAGCCTGTTCGTTTTGATATTGATCCGTAAAAGCATCAACGGCGGTTTTACCGCCTTGAACTGCATCCGGATTGGGTTCCGACCCCGGGGATATATTTTGAATTGCTTGATCGGTCTTATTTACGAGCTCGCCCTTTTGAAGCGCTTCATTTGCACGTAAAGCATCTCCTATTTCTCCGGGGGTCTCTTTGGCTGTATTATAGGTATCTCTTGCACCCTGGTTATCAAGTGAATCGAGTTGCAAAGGATGGACCGGATTGTTCATCTCTATGCGAGATAGGGCGTCTTCTAAAACTGCTTTCTGAGGCATCTGTACAGCATTACCCATGTATTTCGCATTTTGGGTTCTGTCGATTAAATCTTGATAACTTGTGGGTTGGACTCCCTTTACTGGTGCCGGATCTACTACGCTTGGCCCAAACCCATCTGGCGGCGGGACGTCGCTGTTAGAGTTATTAGCAGACTGAATAGATTCGGCAGTAGGTGCTCCGCCTTTATAGGCTTTGATACCCTCAATTAATCCAGCCCCCGCGCCGCCAAAAATAGCTCCGATACCAGCAGAAGCTAAAATCTTTTGCGCATCAAGGGCCTTGTTTTGACTCCAATCATCCGTGGCTTGATTGATCCCGCCGATACCGGCACCTTCAAGCGCACCCACTCCAATTCGACCTGCAACAGACCCAGCCTCACCAATCGCGCCGAGACCACCGGTTGCTGTAAGAAGTGCGCCAGTCCCTCCAATGTTAGCCAGAGTAGCTGTCACTGGATTCGCCGATTCGCGACCTGCAATAGCCTCAGGAGTTGTCAGTCCTGTAGATGTTTCCAGTTTCTTAGACAATCCAAGCGTAGCACCAGAAACGCCTTGTTCTATAGCAGTGAGCGCCTGCTGTGATGGGGATCCATATTTATTAATGGCATCAACACTGGAGAAATCATAACCGCCCTGCTGAGGAGACTGTGCGAGACTCTGGGGCACTGACGGGGACGGCGATGGGGTTGCTGAGTCTATAGCGTCTACGCTGCTGAAATCATAATCAGCCATTTATATCTTACCGGCTTTTTGAAGGATAGCCAAAGCTTGTTGTGCTGATCCAACTTGAGGATTTGCTTTCATGAATGCGTTCACTTTTAAATTAATCGCATTATTGGTTGCAGGTGCCATAGATCCTTGTCCAAGGCTGGTGCTTGGGAATTTGGACAAATCGATTCCGTGACTCATTGAAACCGGTGCAGCCATATTCGCACGCAGGTAGGAGTCCTTCAGCGCCCTCTTTGTTGCTATGTCGTAATCCGAATCTCCTGTCGATGGGCGTTGAGTTTTCTTAATGCTCTCAAAGGCGGCCTGTCTTGCTGTGCCTTCTTTTTCTTTCACCGTTGTATTCATCAAACCCTCAAATCTTTTTTGATTCGGAGTCTCATTGAATGGGTTTAGAGATTGTAGAGACGAACTGGTGCCGCCAGTCAATGGTCTCGCTTCTGTTGCCGCCTTATCAAAAGCGTCGTCAATAGCTGGGGCAAGCTGAACGGTATTTTGGTTATTTTTAACTTCTTCTAGCGCTTTGTCTCTGTCTGGTCCGGATGGGATAAGGGCGTTGATGACAAGCGAAGGATCTAAATTCCCCTGGCTTGGAGTCATAAGAGCTCGCTGATAATGAAGCTGTCCGATTTGTTGATCAATTTGAGCAGCTGCGACTTTAGCATTGGTTTGGGCTTGTAGATTAGTTGTATTAGCTGCAGCAGTCGCTAGCTTAGATTTGAATGCAGTCAAATATTGTTCTCGAGTAGCATTTGCAGCTTGAACATTATTCCCGTAAACTTCTTGATTCATTTTGAATAAATTCGCAGCCTGATCTTGGGCATTTTTTTGAGCGTTGATGCTATTGTTGATCTTATTATTAATCACGTCCATGGCGATGTTCCCGTTGCCATGGCCACCAGCCCCACCAAGGATAAGAGCGATGCTTGCAGCAACACGGCCACCAATACCTGCGTCGTTTAATACTTTGTCGGGGTCGATTTTCTTAGATGCATATGCGCTTGCTAATGTATCGTTTTTGCTTTTGTATTGTTGAAATAGATCAGCCTGAGTGGGGAGCGCGTCTATCTGATCTTGCATGTCTTGACGTGATTGGTTTAAATTTTGCCCCATTCCAGCAGCCAATCCCTGGTAAGCGGACTTTTCTTTATTCAGAGCATTTTCTTGCTCACTTAATGACTGCTGTACAGGGTTTTGTGCCGGTTCAGATTGATCTTGAGTAGCCCCTTCATCTGCCGCCGATATCCCAGGAGAAGGACTAACTGACGTTTGGGCAGAATTATCAACCGCTGTGGTATCACTAGGGGAGCTTTCGGGCTGATCAGAGCTTGGAGCGGGCGATGGCTCTGGAGTCGGGTCCATCACGCTCTTGCCACCATTTGCATATTTATGCACCGGTAGTTTTTCCATCTGCTTTCGCTGAAGAGCCGAAATTCCATTATGAGCGATGGTTATCTTATGACCGCTCGGATGTAAGAATGTGGTTGAATTCTTATCGGATCCAATCTTTTTGACCTGACTTAAATTTAAGCTGAGCGGTTTCATTTTTTAACCAGCTTTCGCTTAGCCAATGTCTTAGCTACAAACTCAGCCGCTTTTTCAGGCGCCATCGGATGGGTCGTCACCGATCTTGGAAGAACAATTTCGCCTTCAGACAACATGGCTGGTACTTTGTCGTTATCGTAACTATTATCTTTTTTGACAGCTTTTTCTTTGGAATTTAAGGCTTTGACTTTACCACCAGTAGCGGCCATGGATGCGACTTTTGGAGATTTTTCTGAGAAATGACCGGGGTGAAATATTCTAGCAACATCTTGCAGATGATTTGGATATTTATGAATCGAACCGCCCTTAGCAGCGAGCGCAATTGCTGCACCGGCATCAGATGCAGCACCCCCAGCGCCACCTAGATCAGCTGCACCGAGACCGCCCATTCCCCCACCGGCGACATCAGAATCAACACCGGCATCAATGCCTGTTTCCCCCGCGTCTGAGCCGTCAGGTCCGGTCGCTCCTTCTGGGGACTTCGAGCCCATTTGATGCGTTCCTTGCTGTCCCGTATCAGCCTGAAGAACGGCCGCATTGCTGAGATTCGGCGCATAAGGATCTGAAATAGACCCACCCACAGCCATCTTTTTAACCGCGCCGCCTTTTGCTAGGGCCGCAAGAGCCGTCCCGCCAGAAAGACCGCCGAGTATGCCGCCTTCGGTTTGATTGACGGCATTTGCGTTATTTTGACTAATTTGTGAATTGATCCCCTGGGCAGTCAGAGCGCCCTGTTGTTCTTGGCCTGTCAAATTTCCATATTGCTGTTGAGCTGCTAATTGTTGTTCGGCTTGCTGTTGTCCGGCTACGTTGGCGGCATTGCTCTCTAGCGATGCCCCAGTATTGCCAGCCATGCGTGCGGCAAGACCTGGGTTGAGGGCACGGTTAGATGCATAACTTTGTGCCTGTTGATTGGCGATGTTGTTTGTGTTTTGGAGATATTGCATTTGCGCCGGATTGGGTCCGTTTCCAGCTGATTCATTTGCAAGTTCACCCGCAAGTTGTGCTTGTTGGGCGCCAACAGCTTGAGTACCAGTGGGCGCTTGAGCCTGGAATGTGTTTTGAGTAGTGAAAGCACCACCGAGGTCGCTAAAGGCGTTCCCAATATTGGTTCCAGAATTGATGGTTCCACCGCCAGTCCCGCCCTGCGAAGGATCGCTAGTGACGTTAGAGCCGCCCCCTGAGATACCCCTAACCCCATAACCCACAGGCCCGGTAGCGGCATTCATGGGAGAACCACCGACTGCGCCCACAGCGCCGCCCGTATCGAAATGTTTAAGCCCGTGCTTAGTCATCGCAGCGACAAAGTCCATTTTCTTGTCGTGCGACATCTCTCCTTTCGGAGACATTTGATTGGGAGTTTGCGCAAGGCTGTTTAGCGCCTGTGCAGTCATGTGGGAAACAAAGGCCAGCTTTTTTGCGTGATCCATGCACCCTTGTCGAGGTGCCCACTTACCCGACGCTACGTGTTCCCGGAAGGCGATTGAGGCCTTGTTTCAAGAGAACCTCAAGGCCCAGGTCCGTGAAGTCGATGTATTCCCCGGATGCGCCCGTGACGATTTCCTGAATTTGTAGTTGAAACGCATCGCACTTTTGCCGTGGCAATCTTTCGCGATATTGGAACGGACCGTTTGACCCAGTAAAATAGTAAGGAATGGGCGCCGAGAATGTGGGCTGAAAGTCATAGGCAATGCTCACCTGTACTCCGTGACCTGCGTTTGCGGTTTGGAAGTCGCCCAGCATCTCAATTCTTCTGGTGCGCTGAAACCCCTGTGTGGACCCCGCCTTAATCCAAGCCATTTGAATCAGAGGTGCAATAGATGACCCATTGTCTAAATAAGTTCCGGACTGGTTCTCTTGATAAACAGACCCGTCTGTTCTCACATAGACATAATTACCCATCCAGAGAGTGGAAGAATAACCCGTGTGATTCGTGAAAACCGCCCACTGTTGCATGACGTAGTCGTACAGAAGAGAAAGGCCACTCGAGGTCAGAAATCTAATCTGATTTTTGTTCCCAATGATCTGAGCGGCCTGAATATCTTGAGCAGAATACCCAGCCACGTCGTATCCAAAGTATTGAATCGCAACGCCACGGGAGACAAGATAAATGCCTTTATTGTTTGAAGCACTGAAAAGAACCCCCTCCGGATAACTAATGACCGATTTGCTGTTAGAACAGCCAGTGTCTGAGGGGATAAATTGGAATGGGGTTAGAGTAGCTCCGGTCCCCGCATCGTTTGCCCCATCCCCAATGAAATAACCAACCCCATTTTGTTTCATGAGTACTGTTTTCTCATCCATGGGCGATGCGCCGGTCACTGCGCCAAATTTGGAGTCTACTAAATACTCGAGCAGGCCCGTACTGAACAACACGCCCGTTCCAGATGAAGCTGTCTTTGAATATTCAACGGTGGTTTCCGGATTTTCAGAATCAATACACCATGCACGATTGTTGTTCGTCCACATGATCATTGTGGGAGGAGGTGCAATATTGTCTAAGATTGCGCCATTCTGAGTGTAAAGAGTTCTATTGCCAGCCACGCTTGCCGCCGCAGTTGAAAGAGTATCGGTATAGGCGCCGGAAATTAGACCTGAAGCGACCAGATAGGCGGTATTTCCGCCTAAGTTACTATCCGATCTCCAAAGATTGATAATAATGCCCTTCTTCAGAGTCTGATAATTCTGGTAAATATTCATCTGGACGGAATTGGTAGATCCGGACGCAAAAACAGCCGTAATGCCCAATGACGGAGCAGACTCGTAAAGATTTCCGAGCGCGTCCACCCAGGAATAGGTCAGATAGTAAATAAACGTACCAGATGGGATGCTCCCGCCACTGCCCTCTGGCAATATTTCTAAATTGTCAGGATCAATTGTGTACCCAAGTTCGGTCACCGATGCCCCGTCATATGCGGAAACAATCCCGCCATTTAACAAAAGCGTCTCTTGCTGGGTAACGGTTTGATAAGCGTCAATATTATCGAAATCAAATGTAATATCTACAACCGACAATGTTGCGGCGGTTGTAACGGTGACTGGAAATGCGGCTAAGTTAGTAGTCGACTTCGGTTCAAATAACCCAAAAGAAATGACTTGCATTGCGGCCATTCTGATCAGGGTGGACGACAGTACGTTCGGTTGGGTTAAGAACCCAGGGTATCTCCCGCTCAGCGCGGCTGCGGCAGAGTAGGTATTCCCAGATAGATCATACCCGCTTGTATAAATGTCTTCGCATTCTGTAGGTAAAAATTTTGCAACGGCATTTCCATCTGTTGTGTCTAGTATCATACCAGTCGATTGAGACTGGGAATAGGTACACATGGGGATATAGTTAACAGAGTTTATTGAAAATGGTTTCCCATACACCGCAGATGTGATGCCGCTGCCGATCGGTCCTGTTACGGTGCCGCTCGTTGTAACTGTGTACACAAAAGTTGAAACCAGGTAAGAGCCGTTTGTATATTGAGAGGCAATAACCAAATCATTGAAAGTAACCCAAACGGTCTGCGTTCCTGCCGAAGAATTATACGCCGCTATTTGTAAAACTGGATTTCCAAGCCGTGCGTCTATAGATGTTGTTGCAAGGACAACGCCATAACTAGATGTATATATTGCGACAGAAACAACCTGGTCGCTGTCAGCCCAATAAACCCAGATATTTCCCGATGCGTCGGTGGTGAGATTAATTGGGATTGCAAATCCAGTCCCAGCCGAAAGGGTCGCCTCAAGGGTTGCCACCCCGGCCGATGTCAGCTTGTAGATCAATAAATTATTACCATCAGCGATGCCAAGCGCAGCTCCCGTTGGCGTGGTGACGTAATCATAGCAGTAAGGATATTGAACGTTTGCGCCCGAGCTTGATGAGCAGGTGGCTATGACAATTTCGGAACCCAAAGAGACGCCCGATGTGTTAACGGTCATCAATCTTACACAGAGTTTTCCGGTGCTCACCCTGATGTAAAATATGGCTAGCTGACTCGTTCCTAAAATCGCTGGTTTTGCAAAGCCGTTCCCATTTGTGATGGCGACATCTTTGGCGAGATATACGCCCGTTTCTGTGTCGAGTACTGAATAATAGGCTTGTTTAGGATATTGGCCGAAACTGTTTACCTGACCGCCCGTCGTGCCCTCTGATATCTCATAGGTATAGAGAGCAATGTTTCCTAGGACTATTGAGTTTCCATTGAAATACCCATAAGGCGTTACCGATGTCGGCGCAGGACTTTCAGCCGCGCCTATCGCCGCGATTGTTTGCTTAGAAACAGCAACAGAAACGTATTTGCCTACGTCTTCCCAGGCATTAAGGTCTTCCGAGTAGCTAATGAGTCTTTGGCCATTAGTAGTCGTTGCGGCCAGAAGCACCTGGTTTCGGATACTGGCGCTCATCGTTGGATTTGACCAAACACCACCACCCACCATGGCAGTCGTGAAGGCGTCGTAACCATTGCGTTTGGTAATCCTTTTAGGATTTGTGAAAATACAATCATAGAGAAGTGTATTTTTTTGAACAGCGACTTGCTTGGGGTCTGTTTTAGTATCGACGCCTCCTCCAAAAGGTAAGGATACAGTTGTATAGGCCATCAGTTAATCCAAATGGAAATAACGCAATTTCCATTCGCCTCGAGAGTGATTGTATTTTGGTCCCATTTTGTTCTGTAAATTATCGCGGCAGCATTGTTGTCCGTTAGGGTCCAAATAACCGGCTGCCTTCCAAGACCGTGATTAATGGCCAGCGGCGTATTCGCTGTGAGAGTAATCCCAGGTAAAATATTGCCGCCTATGAATGGACCGATTACAGAATTAAAGGCTTTCGTAATATTAGCTTGAATCCGATCAAGTTGGGTCTGACCCGTAAGCGTTACGACAAATGGGCTTCCAGTCAAAAACCACCACCCCATCCCCCGCCGCCAAAACCACCGCCCCCATACCCATTTCCCCAGTTTGAGAAGCCAGGATCCCCCATGGTAGCCCGAACGTTTGAAATGGTATTGGGCTGATCTACGTCTCTATTTGCAGCGATCGTTTCAATTCTTTCAAGAAGTGCCATCTTGTCAGCTTTTAGATCTGCAACAAGTTCAAAGCTTTCTTCTTTTCGCGCCGCCTTGATAGCAGAATCCACAATCACATATTCGCTCCATCCAGACATCGAATAAGGGAGCATGTCGGTGTCTAAGAGCATTTGGGTTCTAACTGGGACGTACCAAAACCGAAGAGTCTGGTTGGTGTTGGCTGGATAAACGTAAATATTATTCCCCATCACCCGGTAGGACATTTGATAGATATTGTTGAGCGCACCGGCTTGCCCCGGCCATGTCGTATATCGATCCCTATCAGACCAATTAGATCTACTCAGTGGAACCCATCCCGCATTTGGACCAGTTGTCGCGCCGCTAATGTTTGCGTCTAGCCCTGATGGCTTATAGCACGCGGGAGAATTGACACCGCTGATCGGGTAATTTGACCCATCCGGAAGAGGATATGAATCTAGACCGGTAAGCGGGATAAGAAGGGGTGGGGCGAGAAAGTAGTTATCCCCAAACTTGCTCACCAAAATATCATAGAGCTCATCCCCTGACTGATTGATATTAAAATTCCACTCATCTTGTGTAAGAAATGTTGAATTCAACTGATCCGCTGCGAGCTGAGAAAAGTACCTGAGATATCCAAGATTGATCTGGCCGGGCAAACAAGGCGTGATTGATGCCGGATAGCTTGCCGTGTAAGCGGATCCGCCTGATATATTTACTGCTGAGACTTGGTAATAATAAGTCCCGCCTATTGTTGCCGTAGAATCGACATAATAATTGACAGCAGGAGTAGATAGGGACGAAAAATTCACCCCATCAATCGATCTTTGAACCGAGTATGACGTAGCCGTGGCGATAATTGGCCAAGAAATAAGGTTCTGTCCATTGCCTGTCTGTAAAATGACAGTTGAGGCTGTGGGCGCGGCTGGAATGGCCATGAGTAACCCTCAAAACTAAGGGGCCAGGACCTATAGTCCCAGCCCCCAGATATTTATTCGCCGTTGATCGAAGTAGCCGACTGATTCACATAGAAACCAAGCCCAACAACCGTATTGTCGGCTGGTGCGGTCGCAACCTGGGTTGTCACGCTTGCGCTTGTCGCTGCTGTGAACTGGACCAAAATCCAACCACCGGTATTTGGAGACCCACCCATTGGGATGGGCGAGAAGCTTTGATTCGGATCCCCGACGATGCTGATAATATCGATTGCCGTAACGCCTGGGGCTTTCACAAGACCAGTAGAACCACCACCAGCACTACTGCCAGTTGCAGTTGCAACGAAAGCCACCCCGACATTTGGCACCACGCCTTTTGGAACCCCGACGCCCTGCCAATTGGTTAGGTTGGTATTATAGACCGTCTGGGCGAACGTGAAACCGGTTGCGATTAGCCCATCTGCAGGAGGACCAGCAACTGGGCCATAGGGATTCGTTGCAGTAGATACCGCAGTCACCGTAGTGGTTCCAGTAGCAGTGAATGAATTCACACCGGCAATGCCGGACGGTAGATTTTGAATGGTTAAAACAAGAGCTGCTCCAATCGTTGCCGCAGAAGCGCCTGACGAAATAGTCTGCTGAACTAGAGTTCCAGAAACTCCTATCGGAGCTGAGCCCACACCAGACACGCTAAACCAGATAATAAAAGTATTTCCATAAGCGTCATAGAGAGAGAACCAGGTCGAAGCGAGCGAACCCGAAACATCCGCAACTGGGGCAATCGTGACAGTTCCAGCAGCGGCATGACCCACTGAAACGATCACGTAAGGATTTCCGGCAGTCAATGCAGTGGCATTGATGGCTACGTTTGATCCAGAAACCGGCGCAGCAGCACCCGAAAACCCGCCGCAATACCTGGCATAGTTATTAGACAGCTGAACAAGAGCATACCCTGCCGCTGGGTTGGGGTTGAGATACCCACCAATGCCTTTGCCAGCCGTGGCGGATGTGTTCATAAACACGTTTCGAACTCCAGAACCCTTAAGAGACCGGATGCCTAGACCGTTTCCATTGGCTGAATCGACAACGAAATTACAATCAATCCAAACTGGGCGATTGAGAAACCCATACATTCTACCGCCATTGTAACCAAGCGCATTACTCATAAATAGACCCCAAGCCCCCGTGCTTTTATCGTTCCTAGAGTGCCGAGGGCTACTAGTCTAGGGAACGCGAATAGAAGGTCTACTCTGATCTTGTTGATACGCCCAATGGGCGATAGGCAATGACCATGTATGAAAAAGATCTCAATTTCCTCTTAGAAGAAAAAAACAATGAGATTGCCCATGTTTCATTTGAAACGCGCAGTTCTCCATCATTTATCCCCATCGTACTGACTGGAGGGATCGGCGATGTCATCATGGATGGTCAAACGGTAAAGTTTCTTTTAGAAAAATACCCAGTTTTAGTTTACACAAAACACATCCAGGCTTTCCGATATTTCTATCCGGACATACCAGTTTCTACCGATTTACATCCTTACGATTGGCATATCGACTTTAACACGGTCTTTCGTTTTAAGTTCACAGAGGGGTTCAGTGGGTTTTTGATCCCAGAGCATAAACTTCTTTTCGAGGAACAATGCACATCCATGAGATCCAACAAGGATACCCATAGACTTTCCTACAAGTCGCCTCTTTATGATTCGCTGTTAGCTAGATTTTCTAGAGACTTCGGGATCGATCGCAGATCTTTTGCAGATTTCGCCATGGGATGGGGATACAGAAAATATGAATATTGGCCGCGCGATCAGCCAGCTGATTATATTACCATTCATGACGGCTACGATGCCGGTATGCAAATAGAAGGACCAAGATCTACGAAACAATGGCCTTTAGATAGTTGGGTTACCTTGGTTAAAGCTCTGAAATATCAATTTCCACAATATAAAATTATCCAATTAGGTAGCAAAAATGGTCGCCCTATTGATGGCGTTGATCAGTGTTTATTGAATAAGACCACTATAACCGGAGCGTTTGAATGGTTGAAACATTCCAGGCTTCATATCGATGGGGACTCAGGATTAGTTCATGCCGCGACCAAGATGTCAGTGCCATGTGTAGTGATGTTCGGGCCCACTCCTGATTATTTTTATGGATATACACAGAATGTAAATCTGAAATCAAAGGCGTGCGAAGGCGCGTGCTACTGGATTAAAGAGAATTGGATGGAGAAATGTGTTTTGGGATACAAAAGCCCGAAATGTATGGATGACATTGATCCGGAATATGTGTTTGAAGCTGCGGTGAGATTGTTGAAATAGTTTACTTGTACTTGGCTAGGTAGGCTTGGGCTTTCGCAAGTTTGATCGGGTCATCGAGAATGGCGATTGCCGCATTACACCCTCCGCAGAGTAATGCGCGGACCTTTCCAGTAATATGATCGTGATCTATGGAGAAGTTTCTATTGTAGACTGTTTTGTGTTTATAGCATAAGGCGCAGGCGAGATGTTGCCTTTCTAGCATTGCTTCGTATTCGTCATTATCAATCCCGTATCTGACCTTAAGAAGTCTATTCCTTTGCTGTCTTTTTGCTTTTTCAGAAAGAGGATGTTCAGCCCGATGCTTTCGCATGTAGGCATTCCATTCTTTCTTGTTTCTATTTCTCCATTCGGCAGTCGATTTGTTTTTGCATTCTTTGCACCGATGGCTAACCCCATCCGGGTTTTGGGCCTCTTTATAGAACCCGCCAAGATCCTTTTCTTCGTTGCACACATTACATTTCTTCATAAAAACCTCTTATAAAGAATATACAGTAATATCCTGGAATGGGCAATAAAAAGGGCCGGACATTTCTGCCCGACCCAATTCAATAATATCAACAACTTGTCTACCTGGTTATTGCGGTAGGGTCACGTTAGCGTTAGCGCCGGGGGCATTGCAAGTTAGGTTGCCATAGTAACCGATCTGCAATTGGATGGCATCAGACCCAGGAACCGGAATTCCTAATTGGTCATAAAAGCCCGGATAAGTCAAGAATTGCGGGCACTTACCCAAAGTCCTGAGCTTCCAAGTTTTCAGAGTGATGATCCAAGCCAACTGGCTCTGGCAGTTACGATCCTGAAGAATCGCGATCTCACCGTTAGCAGTTGGCAGAACCAACGCTTTGAACGAGATCGAAACGTCTTCATTGATCTTCGCTTTGATCATCTGATAGACGCCCTGGCTGGTGAGCTGCTTAACCAGAGTCTGGTAGGAAACCGGATTGATGAAAATGAAATCCGGATCGCCAGCTTCAGAGCCGTTTGCTGCCAACTGATTCACAGCATCGATAAGCGCATCTTGGATGCTTTCATTCGAACCCGTGAAACGAAGACCCGCAAGTTTGGTTGGAGATACGCTTCGGTTCACACCGAAGAACAGATCCGAACCACCTGGTGCAGTGAGGGGCACCCAAGCTGCGAAACCCGCAATCTTAAGCATGTTTGCAGAAGCCAAACCATTGGATACGAAGTTCACATCGCCGACCTGAGCCAGATATGGAAACGAAGTAGACCAATTAGTAGGAGTTCCAGCCGCGCCGCCTGCAGTTGCAGATACCGTGACCGTTCCAGCAGACGTATCTACTGCGATCACATATCCAAGAGCCGCAGAAGTGCTTTGGGTTGGGGTTAATCCAGAGACAGAATAGCTCACAAGAGCCATCCCGACGCCGAATTGATAGACCTGAGATAGCGAATCAAGAGTGATCACGCCTGAGGAGATCGAACCAGCACCGCCGCTCAATCCATAAGTACCGCGCACGCCAGATCCATCGCTGAAAATGTCGTGTGCAAGGTCATTACCGATCGATTGGAATGCCGATTTCACGTTCAGCTCAGCACCGGGCATGAAAGAGCCGATGTTTTGAGCAGAAGCTCTCAAGAAATCGCCAGTCAGAGTTGCCAAGCTATAGTTGGTGACTCGAGTGACCTGGAATTCGATCGTCTGAGGTGCCGTCTGATAGCTTTGAGCGTTTCCGAAGTTGGCAGAACGACCCGCACCGGTGTCATAGAGCACTGGAATTGGGAAGTACTTACCACCGAGGCCCATTTCGGTCTCATCCTTATCGATGAGAGCCAATGCTGGATTGCGGTTAAAAACTAGATCTCGCATTACCCACGCGTCGTCGGAATACAATTCCTTGAGCGTAGCAACGTTAGTTACCGCATTGGAATATGCAGTACTGGTGTTTGCTGGAGTACCCATTTGAGTTTACCCTTTTTGTTGTAACTTCGCTTCAGCTCGGCGCCTGGCCTCAGCCCAACGTTCAGAGTCGGACATATTCTGATAGCTCTTGGGCGCTCTCGTAAGTTCGCCCGCAGTTACTTGGTTAGTGATTGTTTTCAAGCCTTGCTTGAGTGGGGGTAATTGTTTCTTCTCTTCCCTGGGTTCTTCATCAAGTACAGAGGCCCATGCCTTTGCTTTTTCTGTGATTGCGTTCTGAACTTCTTGAGTCGCTTGCTCTACGCTCAGTTCTTCGGATTCATGTTCCCAAGTATCCAAAATGTGTTGAGTAATCACATCCGGCAGTTTTACAGCAGGATTCGCTTTCTCAACTTTGGTTTGAAACGCGCTTAGCTTGGGATCAGTGGCGAGCAATTTAGCCGATGCAAGCTTCCGTTCATTGACAGCGGCTTCGAATTGTTTTTCCTGATACTCCTGATTAGCCTTCTTAATTCCGGTGACCTCATCCTTGAGTTCCTTAAGAGCCACATCCTTGGGATCAGTGCTTTGCTGTTTGTTCAGCAGATATTGCGTGTAGGCTTCGTAATCGATTTTATCTTCAAGACCCGAATAGTCTTTGGCTGCAAGCTTAGTCTGGAGTTCCTCGAGCTGGGCGAGCTTCGCTTTTTCGGCAGATAGCGCCTCTCGGTCGGCTTTGAGTTTTTCTTGGTCCTGACGATATTTTTGTTCTTTTCGGGCAAGCGCAGCCACTTGCGGCGAGAGAGTTACTGATTCTGCAGGTGCCTTTGTTTCTACAGGCTGGCTCTCGTTAATCTTGTTTGTTTGCCCAATTGAGCTGAGTTTGGTTTCCCTAGCCTTGGAATGAGCATAGGGATCAATACTGACTGGGTCTCTCATTACTGCTGGGATTGCGGTGGGTACTGCTGTGGTGGGTTCTGCAATAGATTCGCGTGTGTACGCCATGATTTAAGTTCCTTCTTTTTGTTTTGGTTCTGCAGACGTTCGACTTCAAACTTGAGCGCCACTCGTTGGCGCAATGGAGGGATTAGGTGGCTGGACTGGCAATTGTCCTTGTGCGGGGCTTTGCGGTTGCGGTGGAGGAGCAGCTTTGGCTTTCAATGTTTGGACCTGGGAGAAGTAATTATAAAGCTTCTCCATTTTACTTTTCTCAATATCGGTCACTGCATACTTATTGATATAGTTGACCGTTAGAGTTGTAGCTAGGTCGGTTGGATCAAGAATGAATGCGTCTGGGGCTTTGTACTTTTCCCCGTCGATGATCGAATCAAGATTACTCAAGATCCGTTCCTCAAGAGCAGCCGCTAGCTGGTCTGACTGCTCGAGATCTGGGAAGTTTGAGAGCCTTCTAAATTCGGATTGGCTGATCTCACCCGCTGCAAGCATTTCAGATAGTTTGGATTGTCTTCCGGCAGGGTCCTTGGGAAGAGACGACTCTTCATAGCACTGGATAACGTAAGTATCTTTCAACAGACCAATCTGTTTGAAATCGACTTCTCTCGTACCGTCTTTTCCTGGGAATACAGTAGTGTATTTGCCGGTCTCTTCAACGATCTCTTGAGCCTCATCGAGCATCAGATAGGACAGGTCTGGGTAAACATTTTGATAGCGCTTAGCCAAAGCTGCAAACCGGTCTTGTTGGAGTCCATCGAATTCACGAATGGATTCGCCCGAGTTTAGCCCTGCAGGTTTCTCACCCCCAGCTGACAATGCTGAAATCCCGCTCATCTGATAAGCGTTTTGAATCAACCATTGAATGTAGGAATAGATCTCAGGATTATTCGCCTGCGCATTGACGAACTCTGGCGCGGTATTTCGATACTTGATGATCGAACCGATTCGGTTATTGAAAGAGGTCTCTAGGATCTTGGACATCTCTTCAACGAGCACCCGGGGGACGCCCATCAGCTCAATATTCTGAGAGGCAACGATCAGGGTGCGATAGAGCTCCATCTGGGTCGGCATCAGGATTTCAGCTAAACCTTGTGCAAAGAACCCTACGACGTTTGGATTATAACCAACTTTTGCGAATGGGAATTTGTGCTTTTTAAATACTTCGTCCGCAATTGTCCCCGCAGAACAAACGATTGAATGTCTGCCGTCTGTAGCCATATCCCCAGATGGGAGATGCCAGCCTTCTGCGATAATGAATTGATCGGCAATGGTTTCTGTAGATTTTGGCGTATTGTCTACGTTCCCATGCGTCGCTGATGCGATCATATCGAACTTATCTGGAAAGAGTTCCTGGAATACGGATCTATCGACTAGCTTCATTTGGATAAGCTGTCTCGGGTTCCCATAATAAGCGTCGTTATAATCGGTGAGAAGCTCAGTCTCTAATGTTCGCTCAAGAGAAACTTTTTGGTCTTTTCTGAATACTTTGATGAATCCGTTACCCAGAACACATGCGTCTCTGAGTTGGAACGCTCCTAGGTCATATGCTTTGGTTCGGTACAACTCGCCGAAGATGAACTGATTAGCTTCTTTCGCTAGTCTGCGTTCTTTGTAGTGCCCGGCATCCGTGAGAAACGTTGGTTTCGGTCTATCTTGAGATATTCGAGATACGATTGTATCGATGCACGAATAAGTGACATTTGCTGTGGGTCGTCCGATGGGGAGTTGATTCGAATTGTCGAGAGTCGCGTTGGAGGCCAGGTAGTTGTAAAGTGGCTTTCCGCTGAAAAGACGGGTAAAGACGCTCGCCTGCCGAACGCGCATTTGATTCTGTCTTTTAAGAAACTCAGTAGTCGATAAAAGCTGATCACAGAGATCCTTATCGTTTTGAGCTAACCACCACTTATAGGCGGTATAAGTTTCTTTCTTCTTCTTAGATCTAGGATCAATCTCACGCTCTTTGGGCGTCTTGGTAACGTCGACCGGTTCAACGGTATAACTCATACGTCAACCTCAGCTTCTTGCGTAAGATCCGGGAATAACCGCTCAGCCAGCTCCATATCCCCGAGCTTCATCAGACTGGTCATCTCTTCGACCTTATGTTTGATCTCGGCTTCTTCTTCGGGCGTTATCGTGACTGGATTGTCAGATTTGGCAATAGTGGCTACTTTTGGCACAGGTTCCACGTGGAACATTTTGAGCGTGATCTTCTCGGTCTTGAGATAAGTGATGCCATTGGCTCGCATGATCTCGGCCATGGCTTTGAGTTCTTTTGACGTCATTTTACATCAAAGAATCGAGATAAGAGTCGAGGCGCATCTTGCGCATTTTAATCCTTCGAGCAGCTTCGCCGTCTCCGGTATTGCTCATGTCAGGATCGCCGCCCATTTCGCCAACACCGATGCTAGGCTTATTATCGAATCTTCGGGCCATCTCTGACTTAATCCCAGCACTGCCGCCGGTCTGCCGAGCATCCATGGGCTCATCAAGAGATGGATCCGGATTAGGTTCCACCATCCCGCCATAAGCCATCTTGCCATGGTCAGCGGGATTGACCTTGCTTGCCATGGGTTCTTTGCTCATGGGCTTTTGGACATAATCCTCATTCATCGCCGTCTCATCGGCATTGATCTTTGGGTCAGCGTCGACCGTATCCTCAATCTGGCCCTTCTTTTCCATGTCCCAAACGTCTTGTGCGTTCATGTCTGGCACAGGAGACGTGTCGACAATGCCAGGCTCGGCATTCTTGATCATTTTCTTCTTGGCGCGGATAATTTTGGAGAGTTCACTCGCTGAAAACATATTAGTCCTCTTTGCTTTCCATTTCGTCGGATAGTTTATTCAATATGTCAGCTACTAGAACGTGGAAGGCGTCTCGAAAGCCTTCCTTGTCCTTCATTTCCAGAGCATTCATGCATTCTAGCGCCACGTGATCCATGAGCGCTTCGTGGTCAGAATCTACTTCGCCGCCTTCAGCCATATGTTCAGCATTCCTTTTCTCGCTAAACGCTATCGCCACGGCCTGCTTCTGTGGTTTACCGGCATTCATTTCGGCTTTGATATTGTGAGAAAACGCAGCTTTTGACTTAGCGTGTTCAAGTGGCATCGGGTTCCTCTTCTTCAAACATAGCCAGAGTCAATGCCTCGACAGCTTGTCTGAATTTCATGACGTTTTTATCTATGACCGCTTCCATGAGTTCAGAAATGCAGTGATCTGATAGAGCATCGTCCGGGCTTAACCCAATAGATTTCTCATCGGGCTGCTGAGGAGCAACGCGCGGCCAACGTTTAGATTTTAGAAAGGATAGCTTCATGGTCATCCTTGTCGGGATGCCCAAATGAAGTGAGCCATCCCTGAGTCGAACAAGGATACGCGGAGTTACTAAGTCCGCTGCATTACCGTTATGCTAATGGCCCAATTACCACCGATTCCAATCGGGAACCCCTTGATCATCTAAGATCCAGTTCCGGTCTTGGCCGTCTTTTTGTTCTTTTTCCCGCCTGATGCGTTCAAGGTTGTGGTCGAACATGTCTTGGGCGATTTGGCGGTCATATTCGGCTGACCCAGGCTTAGCTTTTTGAACCGGCGGCACGTATCCATATGCTGGAGATTCACGGAAAGCGTAAAGCGCGCCGTCGACAATATCTGAATGTCCTTTGACAATTGTGCGTTCTGGCGTGGACTTGTCTCGGTCTCGCTCAAGTAAGTTACAATCTTGAGCAAAGCGCGAATCTCGTCTAGCAAGGAATTTACCGGTCCTGAGTGCATTGTTGAGAAGTCCATAGTTAGCAATCTTTCCTTGCTTATCCGCTATCTGCATCGGAATCGTATAGCGTTGTTTTAAGCTTTCAATCAGCTTCTTGCCCCCACCGCCTGGATCGGCAACGATCTTTGCAAATGGGTATTTTGAGTTAAGTGTGTCAAAATTAACCACCATTTGTTCATAAGTCTGTTTTTCTGCGACTAACTCTTCAATGAGATAGGTAATCGGAGAGCCTTCGCGCCATCCCAGCACAGCAAAGGCATCGGCGTCTTCAAACCCGAAGTCCATACCGAGAATGTAGATATAGTTCCCCGCGGGGAGTTCCAAGAAGTGATTACGCTCGGCTTTGTACTCGAGTAACAGGCTATTCGAATCGAGAACCCATCTCCCAAAGCATTCCCTTTGAATCGACGGATCATTGAGGTCTACGCCTTTTCTTTCGCAGTCCTGTTGTATGAGCTGAGCGACAGTGCAGCCAGACTTTCGTTCGATCCAAGGGTTTGAGTGAAGAGTCCAGGCATGATGTGACCATTGGGTGGATTGCGATGCCTCATAGAAATATCCACTAGGGATCGGACCTGGAGTGCCGATAAGTCGTAAGCGTCCATTCGTGTCATAAAGTCGCTTAATGAGGATGTCTTCAACGAGTTCTTTGATATGCGCTCGAAAAGCTTGAGACTCATCCAGATAAGCAAGAGCAACATTAGACAGACCACGGAACTTTTCAATTTCGGTCCCATCACTAGCGCCGCTACAATAAATAATAGAACCGTTAGGAAACTTAAAACTGAGGTCCGCTTCATTAGCTGATCCTCCTAAGTTAAATTTTCGATTGAGGCTATGAAGTTCGGGCCAAATGATTCTTTTGGCGCTCGATCTTGCCAGTGTGATGTAAAGGCCGACTGTTCCAGCTTTCTCTATCGCCGTATGGAGCAGATCAGCAGCACAGCAAACAGTTTTCCCTGCTCTCACACTACATACTGCTGTGGCGAATTTTGCTGGATCTCGAGCTAGCGCCAGCTGTTCTTTGAATAAAATATCCTCTAGATCAAACCTAAGTCTAGAGTTTATTTCCAAAGCTTGGATGGCGAGCGCGTCTAGGATTTCCTGATCCATATTTTTCAATTCTTTTTTTCTCTCTGTTCTCCATAACAGTTCTAAATCCTTTTAATCCGCATGGTCTTTATTTGCTTTCGAGATACTTTGTTCTTTGCCATTTGTTTGAAGCTCTAACAACTTAACCGCCTCTTTCATAGCATCCAGTTTTTGCTGTGTAGACATACCCTCAAGGGGGCTTGCATAGGTATGGTCTATTGCTTTCTTTTGTGGATGAATAAATGAAGCGACTTTGGATGCAATGTTCACATAAAGTTTTAGGTATTCGACTGCCTTGCTTTCGAGAGGTGAGATCTTATTAGCTGTTTCTCTGTCTATTTCGGCCACAAATTTTTTCATCGACAATTCGGCAGCATCAATAAGCGCATCTATAGGGAGAAACCCTCGGATTTGGCAGGTCATATCCACGCGCATACTGGATCTATTGGGCGAACCTTTAGGCCTAGCCATAGTTGACAATACTTTATCGGTTATCTATTTAACTTCTAAGCCTTCAATCGACTTAGCCCATTTCTCTTCATCTCTAATCATAGCCAAAATATAGGGGTTTTCCTCAAGAACCGCACCATTGACCTTAAGGGTCCCCTTAGGCTGATTATCCTCGGGAAGTGCAAACGATACCTTGAACCGCAACTTAGCTTTGCAGCTTTTGCAGTCGATTAAGAATATCGTGACTTCTCTATGGCCTGGTTTCTTGCACCCAAACTTGATCTCTTTTTTGCAAGCCGGGCAAAGTCTTGCCGACCAAATGAGGTTCTTACTCATCAGACTCAACTTTCGTTAACCATTCCTTATAAACAGCAGTGGTATTTCCGTTTAATATTATCCAACCAAATTCTGGACAATAAACATCTCTAGGTTTGCCGCCATCATTTTTAAGGCTTCCAGTGGCTTTGATAAGGGCTTTTTCAATATCTTTACTCATTAGCTTTGAAATAAGAGAAAATGGTGTTCGCATCTGGGACTCGGAAATAGACGCCCTTATGCTCGCAAACAATCCCAATCGCCGTGCACCACATGTTCACTCTTCGAGACGAATTCTGAGAGTCGTCTGAGAAATAATTTTCCGGAGTCCCATCAGCGTTGTTAACCGCCGCCTGGAAAACCGTCTTTCTGACCGGAATACCGTTCTCTATAATCTTTTTCAGTTTCGGGCTGTACTCCAGAAAGTCCTGTACGGGTTCGTCCTTGTTCATCGTCCTGCTCCTTGAGTCCATATTTATCAGCTAACAGCTTTCCGATCTTGGTCAGTTTCTTGACATGAGTCGGGTTCTGATTCTTCAGTAATAGTTTTGCTATCCCTTGTCGTCTGAGTCTTTCTTTAACGAAGATCCATTCCACGCACCCTTGGTCGATAACAGAGTAGCCGAGGATCGTGTCGGGATCGTCTGATAGGCAAGCGATTTTGATCGTGGCCGACTCGAGAAGTGGCTTGATGTATGCGCTCTGGAGTTTGAAAAATTCTTTCTTAGTCGTGCGATAAGTCTCGGCAGAACCATAATAAAGCCCAAAACACCAAGTGGAATAAAGAAGAGGCTCGTCCGTTTCTCTCTCAAATTCTCTAATTATGACTGAGGCGCCCAATTAATCTGTTTCCTAAGTTTTCTAATCAAATAGTGAACCATGGATTTTTTATACTTCGGGAATTCAATAACGATATCTCTCTCTGAAAACCCGTCACAATGCAGTTTCCAAATCTCCCTGTGTTCCCAGTTTAAAAATCTGTATGAATTAAGAAGCTCGATTGCTCTTTCATAATAGAGCTTGATAACCTGAATATTAGTTTCATCCATGTTTTGATATTTGAAACTATGCCAGGACTTCAGTCGTCTATGGTGATTTGAAGTGTCTTCAATGTCCTCAAACCCGGATTGCTTCAGCTTTTTGTACCAAACCTGTTCAAGTCGAATAAGTTTATCCGCTTTAAGTCGACTCATTCGTGAGCGGAAGCTCTGAAGTCGTTTCGCCTGTGATCGGCGTCACATTGCTAGTCGGGTTGAGTTCTAAATTAAGTTTCTCAAGCGCCTCTTTAGCGTAAGTCGAACCGTCATTTGCAGCCTTATCAAGTGCATCAATGGCCTGCATGTTATTGGGTTCATTCTTGATAATAGAAACGAGTTCGTCGATCTGTGTCCGATGGGCGGTATTCTTTCCCGCTGCCTGGGCTACTTGGTAAGCCATATTCTTTTTTACACAAGATCCTAGATATGCCCAGGTGGTGGTGTCTTGGTCCACCGGGAGATGCATGATTCTATTCGCCGTTACCGCAACAGCGTGATCGCGCTTAGGGAGATCAAACTTGGCAACCAGGACATCAATGAGCTGTTCGAAACTTTCCGGGGTGGTTGGTAAATCAACTACCAATTCTTGGCCAGTATAAGTCATTCTGTCTTTCCTTCTGTTTTTGCTTTCAATGCCTGTCCCTCTTTTCGGAGAGCAAGAATAGTGGTCATGATTTCTTCATTAACCGCAAGATTATGCGCATATTGTTGGCAGGCCGTTGCATATTCTTGATCAATTTGTTGGATGGTTCTGGTTTCTGATTCTGAGTTCATTTTGTTCATTTTTATTCAGACTGGGCAAATAGTCAATAAGACAATAGACTGTTAAAGGGTCGTCTATTTTTCAAGGAGAGAAATATGAGCGGTTTTATTGCATGGATTGTAGGTAACAAGGCCGTTGTCTTGGGTGTTTTGTTCTTTCTGTCTGAGGCCTTAGCCCTCATCCCAGGCATCGGCGCGAATAGCGTATTTCAACTGGTATTCGGTTGGATTGCAGACGCTTATAAAGCATTGGTAGGATCTGCACCGCCTGCAGCACCGCCAGCGGCTAAGGTCTAAATGAACTGGCAACTTTGCCTCAGTGATTTACTAGTTGTTTTAGGGGACGCGATTCAATTGCCCATATTCACGGGCGGCAGCATTATATCGATTATTCTGTCGGCACCTAAGATGTGGTCAACTTGGCTCGCGTTTCGGAAACTTGAACTAGACGCCGTTCAGCTCTATCAAGTCAGCCAACAAATCCCCGTTATGACGGCTGCGATTAAACAGGCGCAGTCCACGGGGGATACTTCGGCCTTGGAGGCTTTGTTTGGCAAACCGAAAAGCTAGCCTATTATTTATCTGCGGGTTCATCGCGGGGCTAACCTTGGGATGCGCTCACGCCCTGACAGGATTACCTGTGTGGAATGGGGAGTTTTTCGCAGGTGATGCTTCAACGGCTGAAATACGCCGTACTCAAGGAGTAGGGCCATCACCAACACCGTCGCCATCCGGACAGGTGATTTCTGCTTTCGATCCTGCATTCAATAACTACGTTTGCCTGAGCTATCAGGACCTGTCATGTCTCTATTTTTCCTTCGTGGACAATTGTAAAGATTGGTTCACATTAACGCCGAGTTGTCCCGTTACTTCTGTTAAAACGGTCATGAAAGCCATTAAGCAGCTCGAGCAGGTCCAGCAGAAACACCACAAAAAGTCCTAATCGATCGGAAAATTGCGCGTCCATTCATTTCGCAAATTATAAGACTTTTTGAGCATCTCTATGGCTTTTCTAAACCCATAGTCAGCTCCTGCTTGAAAGCTAACTTCTCGGTGGTCCCTACACTCGTACGCTCTTTGAGAGCATTCAAATGAACCCCGACCGATATTTTTCGCCCATTCTTTAGCAGCTTCGGCTAATTCAGTCTCGTTCATTTAATTACACTCCGATGCTATGAACCCAAAAGAACTCGATATCTGCATCATTTGCGTACCGTTGAATACGCATAGAAACGTATAGCTCATCGAGAGATTTCCGGCATTACAGCTTTGAATAGTTAAAGGACTACCGTCCCCGCTACAGGTAGCCGTGATGGATCCATCTGAATATTTAGATAGGTTCATTTGAAGAATCAGAGAACTCGCGCAAGACTGCCCGGTAGGGGTGCTTTCTAACTGGGTGTAGTAACAGCGGGTAGTTGAAACCAGAGTCGCCCCAGGGCTTGGGGTAATGGATTGTGACTGGGAAGCACTATCCGAGCCACCGCACGCAGAGAGAGCGAACATAAGCATGGCTAGCAGAGGTTTCATTAGAGCACCCGCGGTTCTTGCACGATCTCAATTTTATACCCGAGCTGTTTGATCAGCCCGATATTCTCCCTCGTAAGCGTCTTTTGCCCAATCAGTTCAGCGAAGAGTTTGGCCTTATTACAAACTGGGTAGATCCATTCTTTGCCGTAGGCGTGTTTAAACTCGATTTGGATGCTCATTTCCCTATCTATTGCACTGACTATGCCAGTCAATTAGCTAACCAATTAGCGGCCTCAATTAGAGAGGGATGTCGAACTTTTAGACGGCGGTGACAATTTTTGTCATACGGTTTCCAAGTCGAAACTAACAATATCCATGCCCACATGGATGCAAGAATAAAGAAATGAAAGAAGAGGCGCATATATACGCCCCCTTCGCTTTGGGCTGCGGGGGGCTATATGCGCTCGCTACAAGAATGAAAAGGAATGCTTAGACGGCTTGATGGGGAGTCTTTGTATTAGAGCAGCGCAGCAATATCTGTCAAATAGATAATAGTGATCGAACCTGTCTAATTATTAGATAGGTCTTTCCAATTCTTGGACCGAGATTCTTCTTCTAAAAGTTGTTTCAATAATCGCTCGTATCGAATTCTAATGTTGGTTTCACCATAGACGGAAACCAGATGAGTGAAATCTGATGCATTCAAAGATTTACCAAGCTTAATTAAACCCGCTATGTGTTCATCAAGCGTTACCCATGTCTTCTCAGCCATTGTTTAATAAACCCGTTTCAACTTAATCCCATACCGCTTAAGTCTATTGCGAAGAGTGTTGAGATGAATGCCAAGCGCTTTGGCTGTGTTCTCTCTGTGATTGTTCATCATTCTTAAAACTTTAAGCGTATGTTCTTTTTCTATTTGATCAAGCGAGCTTATTTTCATGCGAATCTCTTTCTTGTTGTCATCGTTCTTGTGGCTATATATATCATTGCCACGTATGGAAAAAGAGTTTTGTATGTGGTGCCAGCATCATGGCGGTATAGATGGTTTCCCTTGCACTCATTGCAATGGAACAGGGGATGAGCCCGTGCCTGTTTTGAATAAATTGAGCTATGAAGAGCATGAAAAGCTGCTCAGGGACATTGCTCAGAAGATTTGGATGAACCAAAAGCTTACAGAGATTTTCACTCCGATTTACAAGGACAAAGGTAAATGAAGGCTTTTCACAATAATCCTGAATTAAAAAAAACATACTTGGCGCGTATTCATGCTCATGAGTTGGCTGATGAAATCATTAAAGGAACATATTGGGAAAAGGGAAGGGGTTGTGCCATTGGCTGTACAATTCATAGCGGCAATCATAATGCTTATGAAATTGAATTAGGCGTCCCGGAATGGCTAGCTAGAGTTGAAGATAAAATATTCGAAGGTCTCCCTTTAAATAGGGCAAAGAAATGGCCCTCAGAATTTTTATCAGCCGTCCAGGTTGGCAGCGATTTAAACAGAACCAAGGGGCCGTTTTTGGTCTTTATTCTTAGTTCTGTTCTGGATAATTCTGACAACTCTAAATACTCTCATGTGAAAAAAGCCGTCGACCGTGTGATTAATCTTTGGACAAACGGCGGGACACAAGAGCAATTTCGCAATGCTTATGCTGCTGCTGCTGCTGCTTATGCTGCTGATGCTGCTTATGCTGCTGATGCTGCTTATGCTTATGCTGCTGCTGCTTATGCTGCTGCTGCTGCTTATGCTTATGCTGCTGCTTATGCTGCTGATGCTGCTTATGCTTATGCTGCTGCTGCTGATGCTGCTGCTTATGCTGCTGCTTATGCTTATGATGCTGCTGCTGTTTATGCTTATTCCGATGCCGCTCGAGAAAAGTGTTATATTAAATTCGCGGACAAGCTTCTAGAACTTATTGAGAAAGAAAAATCCACATGAAAAGATCAGACGATATAAAAGAATTCGCTATCGCTTTTTCCAAGGCTCAGTCCCAATTTAAGGGCGCGACTAAGGATTCTGAGAACCCCTTTTTTAAATCACAATATGCAGATATGGCTTCCGTGATCGCCGCAGTCAAAGATGGGCTAGTCAATAACGGGTTTTCTATCCTCCAGCCGACTTCACTTAATGCAGAAGGCTACCTTTATATAGAAACAATCCTTTTACATTCGAGTGGCCAGTTCATTTCGAGTGAGGCATTAGTCCCCAATACGGATGGGAAACCCCAAAGCTTAGGAAGTGCCCTGACCTATATGAGGCGCTATTGCTTACAAAGCCTCTTGGGCGTTGCTTCTGCCGACGATGATGCCAATGCAGCTCAAGCGGGAACGAGGCAGCCCATAAGCCAGCCACAAAAGTCCCAGGGTACCCCAGAACAAAGAAAGCCCTCGCCGGTAAGGGTAGCCCCACAAAAGGGCGATCCAAGGCCCCTGCCGCCAATGGATTTCGGTGATATCCCTATTTAAATATGCCGTGGAACAAGGGGGACAAAGGGTATCATGCACAGATTGAATACGACGCTTGCCAGAATAAACAGTGTGGCAAAAAGATGCGGCCTGGGCGTGAGAAGTACTGCTCAAAAGAATGCTCGCCTTATAACGGCCTTTCCAACCAAGAACCGCCGCCGAAGGATTACACAAAGATTATAAAACCACTCTAAGGGGGAGACGGGTGACTGACGAACGAATGGAAGCAGATTTCTTGCGTGAGAAGCTGCGCATATTTCAGGATGAATCTAGGGTTCTTAAAGAACACATCAAGAGACTTGAGCATAAAAACAGGGAACTCGAGTCCCGTGCTATTGAGATGGACCGGATATTGAAGCAAAGGCGCGATCCTATTACTTTGAGGACTTTATCTGAAGAGATTGAGAAGCTTCGCGCGGTAGACAAACGATTTAGCGAGTCCGATATTTTATGAATAATGATGACGCACCAGTCCCGATTAAAAAGAGACAGAATATTCCTTTCGAAGTTGGAGATCTTATCGAGATGGGCGCAGGAAATTGGATCGGTATACCAATACAGGTAGACCATCAGAAACGAGAGATGATCGTAAAGCTTTTTCATTATACTGAAGATTATCATCTATTCTTTCGCCCGAAAAATGACATGGAACCAATGTGAATGGGCTATGCACTGCGTGTAGCAAATGGGCAAGTCTCGACCGAGCACATATCCGATCGAAGGGTGCCGGCGGTTCGTGGGATGACGAAAACATTCTTATGCTTTGCCGTCGATGCCACCAGATTCAGCATCAAATTGGTTGGTTCCGTTTCACGCGCAAGTTCCCGAGTGTTGCGCAAGCACTGGACGCGAAGGGATGGGCGATAGTGGAAGAATTGGGACAGATGAAACTGAGGCGGAAATAATGGGCGGATTTATTCAGGGGAACAAAGACGGAAAGCATTACTGGCTAACCCCACCAGAGTTATTTGGTCGGCTTGACTCCGAATTTGATTTCGATCACGACGCCTGTCCATATCCTAAACCGGAAGGATATGACGGACTTACTGCTGAATGGGGGCAGTCGACGTATGTCAATCCGCCCTTTGGATCCATCATCCATGAAGGCAAGAAAAAAGGTCCCACGGCTTGGGCGCGAAAAGCAATCCTGGAACAGTCCAAGGGTAAGCGAGTAGTGATTGTATACCCGCTAGATAAGTGGGTTTTAATGCTGTTTGCGGCTGCAAAAGAAGTTCGTAACTTAGGTGACGTTAAATGGACGTCAACCGAAGACGGCATGCCGGGCCCCGGCAATGGGCGTCACTTGGCCTGCTTCATTTTGGATCCGCGATGACCATGGCGGTTACAATTCCGCACTGGGTTCTTTGGGTACTGGGTATCGGCGGAGGAGGATTTATTCTCGGCTTTGCTGTGTTTGGCTTCCTTGCCGCACAAGCGATGAAAGGACCCTGGAATATATGAGCCCCGAAGGAGCCATTAAACATGAGATATGTAACTGGCTTGAGATTAAACAAATCCAAGGCAAGTGCCTTTTTTGGATCAACCAAGCAGGAAAGATACCGGGCCGGATCAATCGCTCAAAGTATCTCAGAAACGGAGTGCCAGACATCTTGGGAAGCTGGGAAGGTCGACCTTTGGCGATTGAAGTGAAAACTAAAACAGGCAAGGTTTCGCCTGAGCAAAAGAAATTTATAGAGGACGCGCTAGCAAGAGGCTGGATCGCATTTGTGGCAAGAAGCTTGGATGATGTTAAACAAGTTTTAGATGATTATCAGATTCTAGGTGAAATATGACTGATTATACGGGAATGCCGTGGATGACCCAAATGGCAGCATGGAAAGGCGAGGCTGAAGCCACGGGGACGCCACCCACAGATTTTGATAAAATGGTTTTCTCACATACTAACTTTGGGAGTCTCGGAAATGAAATGGAAGCAGGTTGCGCGGCCACGGCTTGCGCGGCTCTCGAGATCACTGGTTACAAAAGTCCACATTCTGCAGCAGCGATATCATTTGCAGATTATGGGACTTCTTGCGATCTTAGCCCTGGGTGCATCCTCGTGTTTCAGTGGTCAACGGGCGGTCATCATGTCACTTTTTGCGATAGCATTGTTAGTCCTGAGCTGGTGACGTGTCTTGGCGGAAATCAAGGCTCGGAAGTGAAAGATTCGTCATTCCCAACGAGCGCAATCATCGCTACAAGATGGCCGGTGAAAGAATGAAACCAAGGAAACTAGACCTAGAAAAGATCGAACTCAAAAAAGGTAGTCACAAGTCTATAAAAGACGGCGGCTGTATCATGGAACTTGTCGGATATATGGCCGGAGAGGGATGGAGTGACCATCCGAAATGCGCTTGTCCCATTCTGACAGAATACGCGATTCGGTTGAATGACAATTTTACGGATGAACACCGGCAGAAGCTCAGGGATTTCATCCCGCTTCTGATTAATTCGGTAGGGAGTGACGAACTGAGAATTGCCAGAAAAAGGCTGCTTCGCTGGCGTTTTGTCACGGCGACTTATCCGCATATTTTGGAGCTGTTCAAACTTCCGGAATTGGCGGAAAACCTTCGCAAGTTTAAGAATACTCTTGAGGGCATGGCTGAGGCCAAAACGTTTCTAGAGAAGCATCGAGAAGAAATTTATAAAGACGCCGACGCCTACGCCAACGCCTACGCCAACGCCAACGCCGACGCCTACGCCAACGCCTACACCTACGCCGACGCCCACGCCTACGCCAACGCCTACGCCAACGCCCACCCCTACACCTACACCTACACCTACGCCCTTCGCGAGAAGATTGTTGCCACGTCTCTAGAGACCCTCAGAATGGCGCTTGAGTTGAAGGATGAGAAGATATGACGTGTTTTACTCACGGACCGTTTGATTCAAATAAATTTAATGAATGTCCGTGCTGTAAAAACATCCAGCAAGGACTTGCAATGACCCCCCACAACCCGCGCCGAAGAGCTTGAGGCAGCTGCAGAGAAATTTCTAACTGAATATTACAATGAACCATCGGTTAAATGGCGCACGAACGTATTTGCTGTATATAGGGCCGGAGCTAACTGGCAGCTCGATCAACAGACCGAGAGGATTGCAGAACTCGAATCCCTTGCGGAAGCGTATCTAGAGGGGTCTGCCGAATGGGAAGAATCTTTTTATCAGGCTAAGGCTTTAGAAAAGGCGGCTATTCAAAAATGGAAGCGCCAGGCCGAGACCATAGCGTTTCTTCAAAAGAGAAACGCGCAGCTGACAGAGGCGTTAAGGATATGCAGAAGCCGATGATGACCCTAATGCGCCTATTTGTCAGGCAGCCCGCGAAGCCTTAAAGGAAACAGGTGAGAGAGGCTTGTGGAAGCGAGGGAGAAACCATGACCGACTACCATGATAAAGGCGCGGATTCATGCGGCCAACTCTGGCACAATTGCACGTGTGATGAAGAAAATGAAATCGCACGACTACAGTCTCAGCTCGCAATAGCGGTCGCTGCGCTGGAGCAGCTATCTAGTTGGGTTATTATGTTCAAGGTTGAGGGCGGATTTTGGGGGAAAGAAAAAACTGTCATCTCAGAAACAATATCAAATCCAGCAAAAGAAGCCCTAGAGCGGATTAAGGAGATGGGGAAATGAGCAAATACCTCGACCAAATAGAGGCGAGACTGAAGGCCGCGACACCGGGGCCTTGGTTGGACCACATGAAGTTTAGCCCATGGCCACGATTTGTAAGCACAAAAAAGTTAGAAGAAATTTCAGTTCTCTATACGAATCCTAACGGTGAAACGGGCAATGCTGCTTTCATCGCCCACTCCCGCACCGACTGCGAGATTTTGCTTTCTAGGCTCAGGACGGCGATTGAAGCGCTTGAAAAGCTGCGCGATGGGCCTGGAAATAATATGGTCAGCTGGAGGCAAACTTGGGCGCATGAGTTTTCGAGCAAAGCGCTCCAGGAGCTATCCGCACCGCCCAGTGAAAGCGAGCTAGGATGAAGAAAAGATTCTGGCAATGGGTTGCGAATAATTTGGCCCCGAAAGAACTCCTCTACTTCTGCGTGATCAAAGTATGGGCGAAAGCTTCTACTGAGAAATACACTAATAAACAACCCGACGAAATCACTTGGTCGGATGCCTGTAAATATTTGGGGGTTAATTGAAATAATACGGGGGGGGCTGAAGATCGGAAATCCAGATCTCTGTATGAAGTCTGTGATTTGCTAGAAAGACCGTTGGATTAACGCCTAACCCACTCAACAACGAGCGCGGCAACGGTTGAGACAATAAAAGA